TGCAAAGACATTGTCTTCGCTGTTCCAGCTTGAGGACGGAAACTTTGGGTAAAACCCATCGCGTCATGAGCCTTCTTTAGAGGGTCCAAGACGGAAGTGTCCGTATGTTCGTTTACAACATGCTGAGTCCACATCTTACGGATGTTATTATGGTATTTCTCTCTGTCGCGGAAAATTGGGAGGAGTTGATCAAAATCTTTCATGATCCTCCAACCGTTCTTCTGCGAACATGATGTTAGTCTGTTAACTTCGTGAACGTGTTTATCGTGCTCTCGTAGAGGCATGACAAATCGAGGATAGGTATCATCAAGACCGCTGGTCCCTCGCGGGACTAGCTTCTCAAGGTAATTGTTGTCCAACCAAGGACGCCATTTACCTCGTAATTGATAATACTCCCCCACTTCACAATGAATCGGAAAGTGAAATCTCCTCCAGAAGGCTCCGTCATCAATGATAGGTTTAATACCATTCATCGATATGTCGAGAGGCCATCCGTAGGCAAGATTTGACGTGGCAATAATGATCGGGGAACAGAACTTTTGGCCCTTCTCTTCGAGAGAGGCCATTGGTACTGTATATGGATTAGATGAAACGAGAGTTTGAAACTCCCGGATATCTTTTCCTTCGGTTGACTGTCCGAGATCGTCAAGAATGACGATCGGCTGGCCAGTATAACCGTCCCAATGTTCAGTATTGCATGTCCGTTCATAACAGAGTTTGGTGTAATGTACACCGGGGAAGATTGAAGCAAACCTTGAGATAATCTCAGGTAGAACTTTACTCTTCCCCGATCCGGGAAGTCCGAATAGGCCAATGACAAAAGGCTCAATTCGATCATCTGGATCGGTGTAATGACCAAACTCCGTGTCGTGAAGACGTTCATTATAGACTAAATCTCCTTTCACACCCCCGACGTTCCTTGGGAACTGACAAGTGGCTCGATTAGATGGAAAGAATCCCTTTTCGGGATTGTAGTACTTTCGTACCAATTTTCCAAATTCTTGACCTCTTGTTCGGAGGGCTGTCAATGCAACTGCAGAGACACCCGGGTGTGCGGATGAGAGTTGTGCTCGATGCTCTTCAAGAGTTTCTTGGATGAAAGATTCCGGAACCTCTTGACAGAGACTTTTACCTTGCAGGAAAGAGAAATACAGTTGAACTCGTTCAACTTGTGAAAGCTTGCTCTCACAGTGTTTCTTCACATCTGCCGGTAGAAGGTTGATCCGAACCCCAGCTGGGAGTTCAGATTGATCCATCGAGACACTAACCATATAACATAGCGAATTCTTTATTACCTTAATCAACTTCTTCTCACTGATTTCTCCTAGTTTTACCATTTCATGGTAAATCTGGAGGAACAGAATGGTGAGAAGATTTTCACTAGATTTATGGAACCTGCCCCCGCGA